TAATTTAACTATGTATTTACGGCTTATGCAGCAATACAGAAGGTTATCTCCATCAGCACGAGACAGAGCATATCAAAATCTACCACTACTGATTCGTGAGGGTAATCTAAAGAATAAAGAACCTAATCTTGGCGATCCAGAACATCTAGCTGCGATGGTTGCGTTTGCAAAGGCACAACCAAAGCCATAAATAAAGGGGGCAATTAAGCCCCCTCTTCATATGCAGTCACATATATCATTAGCTAGTCCCATACCAAATGCATACAGCAACCAGCCAATGATAACAGCAAACGGTGTGTACCTAACGATTGTCACCGTCACCCTGTAAACGATTCCTAGCCTTCCTGTCAGCCAGTTTCTCCAAGTTGTCTTCCATGATTCTACCAAGGTTCATGTCCACTTCTTTAGCAAGCATGGCGCAATACCACATAACATCTCCAATCTCGTGACCAATAGCATTTAGTTTAGCATGATAGTCTTCTCTATCCGCACCGTCACGAATCAGTTTCTTTGCTTTGTTAGCAATCTCACCAGCCTCACCAGTCAACCCCAATGATAGATATTCTAGTGCTTTATTATCTGGGTATATTGCCGTTTCTGCAGCCCTTGTTTGATACTCCGTTGCTGTAATATTACTCATGTATCTCTCCTTCATCCACTGTTCAGCTTCTTCCTTTAGATTCATTCCACTGCACCTCTTCTAGCTGCTCATAGTAAGCATCGTTCCAACCACGCTGCCACTCTCTATATTGCATGGTGTTAGGGTCAATGTTAGGACGGTTCTCTTCAAAGAGTATTTGCTTGCCTCTCTTAACAAGCCTACCACCACGCTTAAACGCATCATAACCCCACTGGTATTGGATACGCAGTGGAGCATCATATTTACTCAGGTTATTACGCCGCATTAGCTAACTCCTTTTTAAACTGGTCAAACAATGTTTTTGTTTGATGGTTGAAAATCTTTATGGCTGTTACGTTATCAATCTTAAACCATTCTCCCTTACGTTCATCCGCAAAGTGCTGAAATATCTTATGCATCTCAGCCTCTTTACTATGTCGGTTATCCGTTTCAAGACGGGCAATGATACGGTAGTCACGAAAAGGCGATGACGTTTGGTATCCATTACAACGGTCATCAGCATTTACTGCTTTGCCTACCTTTACCCATCCTGTCCACGCATCATTAACAATGGCGTAGACTTCGCCCTCTTTTGTGGATTCAATCTGTTCGTGCGACCATGCATCATCAAGTGACTTGTATCGTCCGGGCTTATGCAATGGATGTTTCTTGGAAATCTCTTTACCGTTAACGTACATTCTTTGTGCGTCACGCTTACGAACCGAATCTGGATTGTCCTTGTAGTACATCGGCTTCCCTGTGTATGGATTTGGTTTAAATCTTTCCGGCATCCTGTTTCTCCTTTTCTTTCTGTTTCAACCATTCTTCTCTGCAAGGGTGATGAGCAGGTGGGTTATGTTGTACCCACCCGTCACCTTTCTTCCATACTACACTCATGCTGCAGCAATGTCAACTATTTCACATACACCTGCAGTACAAGCCAGTTCACGCCCACCTGATGTAGTATCTTCCTTTTCAAATTCCTGAAGCAAAGACCAGTCTACATTCTTTGGCATCTTAGCTGCCCACTCTTTATATGTGTCAGCATTAATGTCCTGATAAGGTGCTTGTTGATATGTATGCTCACTGAATGGCAGGAAGCTGATACCAGATACCTCATCAAAGTGTTCGTACACCCACGCACCTACAGCCATCCATTCATTCTCTTTGACAGAGATGGTGACTGACGGTTTGTGTTCGCACCAGTGACGTTGATAGGTCAGCCATAGTTCAAGCTGCTCAATGGCTGTCATACCTGTGCGTGTCACTGCGTTCTTAGGTGACTTCATAGGGAATGAAAAGACGGTAGTGCTGTCGGGCTTCATTACGTCTGGCTCATTAGGTATGCCCTGTGAAATCAAGAACTGTGTTAATGGGTCTTTATTGTCCCCACGGACAGTGCGAATGTAGTATGGATTATGTCGAGCGTGGATGCCAGAAGCACTATCCACAAGCTGTGATACTGTGCCACTAGGCTTGACACAGGTAATAGCTGCTGACTGATTGATGCCAAGCTGTTGTGCCATAGCTGCGTTAGCTTCAATGGCAGTAACACGTAGCATCTCAAGTGTGTCAGCTACTTCTTTACCTTTGTGCAGCGCAGCACAGTCCATGATGCCTGTCAGTGATACACCAAGCAAGCGTTCTTCTTCTGTATTATTCTTCCAAATCTTACGCAGATAACGGAAGTTTGTTAGCGTAGCTTGGAATGTACCAAGGATTGTAGCTAGGCGTACCTTCTCTTTCAAGGATACAAGTGTATCAGTTTCACGTGCAACAACCTCTGACAAGTTACAGAACTGGTATGGACGTAGGATAATTTCAGAACAAGGGTTACAACCAAAGTCCTGATCAGCATCACGTCTACCGTTCTTAGCTGCTTGCTTCTTGGATGATTCACGATTGAAGATACCACGCTCACCTGACTTACTGTCATACAGAGCCAGCCATTCACGCATAAATGTACCCATCTCAGGTTTCTGCTTGTATGCTACAGAGTTATTAGCCAACGCACGTTGACCTTCATTCTCCCACCACTGACCGGACTTAGCATGTGCCATCTGATCATCGTTAAGATTAGACAATGAAATCAATGCACTACGGCGTACACCACCTACAACTACCACTTCACCAATCTTACACATGATGTCGTGGCATTCGATTGGGTATAGTCTGCGACCTGCTGCACCCTTGAATTTCTGTATGACAAACTCAAACAGTTCCACCAAAGGCTGTGGGCCTGATGCACGACCACCAAATGTCTTCAGTCTTGCACCTGCTGGGCGTACCTCTGACACATCCCATTTAGGAATCTGTCCAGTGTACAGCATAGCAATCAGTTCCTTCAGTGACTTGGCCCAACCGGGGCGGCTATCACCTACCTTGATTACTGTGTCTGTCTCGTGAAATTCTTCATTCACAATAGGTAGTTTCTCAATGTTATGACGCTCAACGCTGAAGCCAACGCCTGTGCCACACATAAGAATGTACATAGTCTCATCGAAAGCACGTGGGCTATCGACAGGTACGTATGAACAGTTGTACCCACCAACATGGCATCTGTCCAGTGCGGGGCCACTGGTCATCAATGCCCTCATGCTAGGCATGATAGCTTGGTTGAGTACAGCTTCTTCTAATTCTGCACGTAGTGTTTCTGGCAGTGCATAGTTGTGCTGGTCAGCAAGATGCTTTTCCATATAGTCAAAGTATCTCTCAACTGTTTCGCCCCATGTCTCTCTACGCTGTTCGTCTTCTTTCCATCGTGCATAACGTGAGAGTGCTATGAAGTTCTGGTAGTCTGTGGGAAGTGTGTTACTAATCATCTCTTACTCCGTAATCGTTCTAATGTTTCTAATGTCGGCACCCTCAATGTCATAAAAGTATTCCTGAATACCGTCCTCTAATTCCTCGCCCACCTGCCCATCGGCAGGGACGGGATACTCTTCTTCGTCAATGTCAATGGTTATGAACATCTTAACTCTCATCCGCCATAACCTCTTCTATCAACCTGTCCAAGTACCACTTGGCCTTTTGCAAATCCTCTAACGGCTTATCCTTATAGTCAAATCGCCAAAGGTACTTCATAACATTACCCTGCAGGTAATACTTAAATCCTTTATCAGTAGCGGCAGAGATAGCTTGTATGCACTCAATGCCTGTCTGGTTATAGTGTGGTGGGCTGTTGACCATATCAACAACATTATCACTTTGTTTATTTGCTTGTGCCATACGTAACTCCTCTTGTATCATCATTGCTTTCATGTAGTCTTCATGTCTACTCATGCTGACCCCTTTGTTTTAGTGTTAAAGTGCAAGTGTATTACATTACCGTCAACAGTGTGACCAGAGTATGCTTCCTTACCCGCATCCTCTAAATCTACATCAATATCCATT